TATAATATTAGTATATAGTTTTTTGAATTTATGTGCTACTGTAGTTCCAATAATAGGATATTCAGTACCATTAGATGATTTTGTAACAAGAAATTTTTTAGATAATTGTGAAACTAATCTTTGTTCAATATTTTTATTTTCAATAATGTAATTACCATCTTCAATAATAATATCAAAATCATTAGTACATATATGGTCATCTACAGTTTTAAATAGTATTTCTAAATCTGACGATTCAATATTTAATTTTCTTTCAATATTATAAGGTACTACACCTTTCATTCGGATATGTGGACCTCCTTCTAAGGATTCCCACCTAACATAAGTATCTATTTGAAATAATAATAATTTAAATAAATTATTTGTAAATCCAGCATTAACCATAGAAAGAGCTTCAGGTAATCCACCACTACCTTGACAAAAATTTTTAAAATCTTGATGTTGACTTGCATTTAAAGAAGATAAATGACTATGTAAATATTTAGCTTTACGTTCAAAAAAATTAAGTTTACCTCTTGTACCTTGAAGACTATCAATATCAATATGATTATTATTTACTCTTATTGGTAATTTAACATATAAATCTTGAAGTACTTTCTTTAATCCTGTAGAATTTGAAATTTCTATAATATCAAATTTGATTATTATATTAATATTCATTTTAATTTTACAATTTATAGTTTTAGTTTCAATTTGAAATTCCCATTTCATTGGATATACTAAATCTAAGGCATCAATTAAATGAGGAATTGCTATCCATATAATATTATCAATTCTACCTTTATTAGTTTGTTGTTCTAACCATTGACGACCTATTACATATTTTAAATTAATTTTTTTAGATAATTCTATATCTGATATGTTCATAATTATAATTTTAAATTAAAAAAAACAGGTAGTTTTCTCTACCTGTTTTTTAACTATGAGTAAATCAAGTAAATTTTAGTATATATCAGAAAATTCTCTACTTAATTCACTTGCTTCACTATTTAATTTGTCAATTTTCTCCTTTGCTTCAGCTTCTATTTTAGCAATAGCATCTAATCTTGCTTTAATTTTCTCATTAAGAAGTTCAGCAGACTTTAAAATACCAGTTAATTCATTAGTTTCAGAAGTATTAAGAATATTATCAAAGAAATAATTAATAATACTAGTAATAACATCTAAAACTTTAGTGCCAAGTGGTAATGAAGTAGTAGATTTAGTTACTTTTTCAAAAGGTATTTCTGGAATTTCGATTACTTCAGCTTCAACTTTTTCTTCCACAACTGGTTTTGATACTTTTTCTGATTGTGGATTAACTTTTTTACCACTTAAATTCTTAAACCATTTTTTTAAATTAATTTTCATGTTAATTGTAGTTGTTTGTGTATAATTTTTACCATTTACTGTAAAATGTAATTTTGCTGCTTCTTCATCATCAGCATTGATTATAATATTTCTAATCATTGCTCTACACTCATAATAACTAAGTCCTTCAATATCAATCATTTCTAAACCTGACTTGGTTTTAAGAGGCATTAGAAATAAAGTGAAGTCACTTGTTGGAAGTTGTGCTCTTGATGATTCTAAAGTAACTCTTGAATCAAGAATAGCTTTCATACCATCAAATGATACACCAGCTTCTGTTAAACTTGTTTGTAAATCTCCCCATTCAGCAGCTTCTGTTTCTACTATTTTTCCATTACTACCTGTGGTTGAATATATTAATACTTTTTTCATATTTATTTTTATTTAACTAATGATTTTATTTTGTAATTCTTTTTTAATAATTCTTTTAATTCATATAGTACTTTTCTTTGTTCTCTTGTAAATTCTAATTCATCATGTACTATTTTACTATTGATATAGAATTCATTTTGTATTTTTTCCACTATTATCATAACAAATTACTTTTATTTATGAAATTTATGAGTTCAAATCTATTATGTTTATACAAATCTGAAGGGTCTTTAACTCCTGCCTTTATCGGAACTGAAACATATCTAGCAGTATTAGGAAGTCTTGAATTAATTTCTTGTGTTATTTTCTTTGCTGCTATAATCCCAGCTTTATCATTATCAAATAATACAATTATTTTATCAAATCTCTTTCCTAAATTGTAAAGATATTTATCATCAGGTAACATACCTTCATTTTGAAACCAAATTGATAGTACTCCATGATTTCTTAATACTCTATTATCCTTATAACTTTTAGTAATTATAAGTTTTTTAGCTAATATAGGTAGGTTCTTGATATTACCAATATCATTTTGTGTAACATTAGCAATCCATTTACCATTAGTTTTTTTCTCAAAAGGTGAATAAATTTTAACTTTTGGAAAAAACTCAGTATAAATAAATGATAAACTTTTAGGTCTAATAATAATCTCTCTTTTTACTCTATTGGAATAAAATTTATACCAGAGTATTGATAGAATACCATCTTCAATTAAATTTTCTTTATTAATACCATAATTGTTCCAATATGCAATATCAGCCTTGTTATAAGGTTTTATCTTATAAATGATGTCTATGTATGGTTTAACTTCTTTTACTATGTCCTGTGGTTTAAATTTAATATCTACAGGAGTTCCTATACCATTAAGACCTAGCTTAAAATGATTATTTACAAATATTAATGTTTTAGTTAATGATATATTATATTTATCTTGAATTATACCAAAACAATCCATATGAGTTTTACTATTTGCAAAATCAATAAAATATAATTTACCATTATAATAATTAAAAAAACATTCACCAATTCTATCATCTCTAATAGGTGATATATATTTTTTATTAATATCAGGTATTTCACCAATAGTAATATGGAAGATTTCCTCTTGAGTTACCCTCATTAAGATTTCTTCCATATTTAATGGTATATAGTCATCTATAAAGCCATACATCTTTATCCCCAATTTGTATCAGCAGGAGCATCTGTAGCACTATTAGCACTACTAACTATATCATCAAGACTTTCATCTGATTGTTGTGTAGCAAAATTACTTTCCATAAACCATTTAGTTCTTGAAAATGGATGTGTAGCAGTACTAATAACTCTACCATCAACATCTTTAGTAGGTGACTTATAAGTAAGTTTACCATTAAGTCTTATTTCTTCCCATTGACCACTCGCAGGAGGAATATGAGCACATAACCATTTACCATGTTTCATATTTTTTGGTAATCTAGGATATGTTTTATCATTATCACCTGTAATACTCCATTGCCATTGTGCAAATATATCTAATTGTTTAGTATCAAAATTTGTTGGTAAAATACTTCTTGCAATAGTACAAAATTGTTTAAAACTAGCAATAGGTACACTTAGAGCAAGTTTAATAGCATCTTTTTCAACAAAAGCATGTAAAATATGTACAATAATTGAATTAAAATCCTTAACTGCTTGTACCATAGCAGGATGTCTAACATCAGTTACTTCTACATTATTATCAAATGCTTTAGTTACTGGAAACATTCTATAACTAATATCTCTACCATCAACATTGAATACAACATCAAGTGCTTCTTGTTCTGCACCTTCTTTACCACCATTAGGATTAAATTCAAATGTTTTCATAGAAGTTACACCTGCATTAAGTCCAAAACCTAATCCACCACCTGATTGCGATTTATCATCTTCAAATCCATAAATATTATCATTTTCATTACTCATTATATAAAATTTTTGTTACGATTAATTTAAAATATTTTAAAATACTTGCTTTATTTGTTTTTATTATTTATTCAAAATCATTAGATTGAGTAGCAGGTTCTTCAACCACTACTTCTTCAACCACTACTTCTGATTCAACTGTTTCAGTATCATCATCTATAATAAAACTAAGTGCTTTTGATTTCTTAGCTTTTTTACCTTTAAGCTTTGCATGTTCAAATAAAACTTTTACTTCAGCAGGTGTAATACTGTATTTTTCACCAATTTTAATTCTTGTTAGACCATTGTCTAAATCATTAAGAATTGCACTAATACTAATTGTTTTTGTTTCTGACATTTTTTTAAATGTTTAATAATTAAAAATTAAATTTATTGTTTTACAGGTTCACCTGTATTATACTCGTTTATTTTATCAAGAACATATCCTAAATCATTAGGTATAATGATACTATCAAACATACCTACTGGACTTTTAGCTGGTAAGTCTCCATCATAATTAGTCACAAATATTTTCTTAACTGTTTTTGTATTATCATCAAATTGTTGATCTGCAAATAATACAATTTCAAATTTTCCTTCAGGAGTAATATAATCCTGAGTCATCTTACCCACAGTCTTGAATCTAAAACTCATCCTATCATCGTTCTTTGATTTATATTCTTCAAAGTGTGCTAACATGAATACATTTTTATTTTCATTTACAGATTGGATAGCATTAAAAATTTTACCCATAAAAAGACCAATTTTCTTAAATACATCATAACCACCTTTTACAGCATTAGTCATATAATAATCCTGCATTACATAATTTGCGTCATCAATAATAATATTAATAATATCACTTCTGGTATCATTAATAAGTTTAATTAATGCTGCAACTTGATCACCATTGTTAGTAACCATATAATTACCTGTTGATGATAATTCAAATTGACCAGTAGTTATATTTTTATTTACTTTAGCTGGAGTATATAACTTTTTCCAACCCCTAAAAGGTAATCCTTTATTGGTACATGCAATAATGAATGTTTCTTTGGGGTTTAATCCTTTTATACCTAATTCTGGTATATTACCTATGGAGGTAGATTTACCACCACCACTAGCACCTAATACTAATACGTTTGCCATTTATTAAAATTTTTAGTTTATAATTCTTTGAATAATGAAATTCCAGCATACATTTGAGTTTGAATATGTATAGGACATTCTGTATGTCTACTTTCAACTAAATGAATACTTCTATAATTAGATATATCATCAATCTCTACTCCAAAATGTTTTGTAATATTGTATCTCTTATCTCCTGCATCAAATAGAGTAATTAAGTAGTCTCCGTCTTCGCTGAGGTTTCCAGAATCTTTCAAATCTGAGTTATTTGGATGTAATTCA